CGTTAGCGCTTGAAGCATTGCTATTTCGTCGCGGGGACGTCGCTAGTATTGCCAGCAGCCGTGAACAGGCCAATATTATTTACCAGCGTGTTAAGCACGTTATTGACGCGTGGCCGTGGTTAGCCAAACGTTTCAAGCGGACAACGGAGACCCGCGGAATTGGTAAGCGTGACGGTTCTGGTAAATACACGGCTAACCCCGCTAAAGAAGCTGCATTGCAGGGTCTCCCATTTGTGCGCGTCCTACTTGATGAAGGTCACCTAGCAAAGAAAGGCATTTGGACGGCTGCCACCAAGGGAACGTCTGCCGTGACTGACGCGCAAGTTATCATGATCACCACGGCTGGAGACCAGACAAGCGAAACGCTAATCGAACTGTATAAATCAGCAGAACGCGCTATTGCTGGAGACCCTACACTGGAACGTTTTGGGGCGTTTATTTGGGAAGCACCACCTAACGCGCCTATTGACGACGTTGACGCTATCCGCGCAGCTAATCCCGCCATTGCTTGCGGTCGTGTCCCTATTGAACGCGTGCTGTCTGATATTGCCACGCAACCAGAACATGAAGTGCGGCGCTATACATTGAACCAATTTATTGCTGGAACAAGTGAGACGTGGCTAGCTGGAAACCTATTCAGGGAAGCCACAGGCGACGGCCTGACGGCACTAGACGGCTTAGTGCTAGGTATTGACGCCGCTAGAAATTTCAGTTATGCCACAATCAGCGCAGCGCGGCGTAACGGTGACACCTATGAAACTGAACTGGTTGCGTCCCTTGTCAACCCAACAGAAGAACAATTGGCCGATCTTGTTTTAGACCTATACAAACGTCACAACGTCATAGCAATAGCACTTGATGACCGTTGGCTGCACAGTCTAATCCGCCGCCTAAAATCCAAAGGTCTACCCGTCTGGCCGTTGTGGTCTAAAGAAATTACAACCGCTTGCATGACCGTCTATTCAATGTTCAGCAATGGGCGAATAAAACACAAAGGCGACCCAGTGCTAGTGCAGCAGAACGGTTTAGCGGTTACCCGTTATCGGGGTGAAAGTTGGCTGATCTCTCGCGCCGATAGTTTGGGAGACATTGACGCACTATTAGCTACAACGTGGGCGCTATACGTGGCAAGCATTGCCAAACCCGTAGGGGTGCAGGTTTTTTAAATAAAGAAACCGCCGCGCTACCTAGAAAAAACGCGGCGGTTTCTTGACTGTCTCCACTGGCGGCCGTTAGTCAAGGCAGCCCATGTATTCGTCAGATACCAGCACGACCAGCGAGTGAACTGCCTTGAAAATATAACACGACACGCCGACAGCAATAACAGAACTGATGTTTATTGTTACCAAATCGTTATTTAGTCTAAACTTGTCGCATGGCTTCTATCTGGCAGCGATTGACTGGCCGCGTTGAAACGCGCGCGGTTCAGCCCACTATTCCGTCACGTTCTGCCACGCTAGTCACAGCAGACAGCGCGCTGACACTTTCGGCCGTTTACCGTGCCGTCAACATAATTGCGACCACGGTCAGCAGTTTACGTTTGGAAACTTTCCGCTACGCGGGCGGCATGGAACAGAAAATACCTAACCCACTACTGGTTAACAACCCTAGCCTTGAAGACAGTCGCCGCGATTTTCTTTTCATGACGGCCGTGTCACTTCTGCTAGACGGTAACGCATTTTGGCTGAAAACCCCTGACACGCGTGGCGGAACTAATAACCTAACCATTTTGCCGCCCAACGCTGTCGGGATCAGACTAGACGGCGCGAATGGATTGACTGGCCGCAAGGTCTACGACTATCTGGGTGAAACCTACACAGCTGACCGTATTCAACACCTAAAGGCTTTCAGTCGCGCGGGCGTATTGCGTGGCATTTCTCCAATACAATCCGCTTCAAAGGACATTGCTTCAATCATTGACTTGCGCGACTTCGCTGCCAACTGGTTCAGCAGTGGCGGAGTTCCAACAGGTGTTTTAAAAACCAGTTTGCAACTATCTAAAGACGACGCTGACGCCATGACCGCAACATGGCACAACAAGCAGCAGAACCGTCAAATTGCTGTTCTGGGATCAGGTTTCGAATATCAAGCGGTTGCCTTATCGCCACGTGACGCGCTGTTCACTGAAGTGCAGTCACAGGCCGTTCAACAAATAGCCCGTCTGTTTGGTATTCCCGCGCGTATGTTGCTGACGGGCATAGACGGCAGCAGCGACACCTACACAAACATGGTTGACGAACTGCAAGTTTTCTACAAAACGACCCTAATGGGATACCTAAACACCATTGAAGACGGTCTAAGCGCTTGCCTACCACGCGGCACAGCCACCCGTTTCGTGTTCGAAGACCTATTCCGCGCCGACCCAGCTGCACGTATTCAAATGTTTGCTGACGCTATTGCCGCAGGAATTATGACCGTGGAAGAAGTAAGAATGAAAGAAGGGCTAGATGCTTGACATGGAAATGCGCAGTTTTGAAGTGCGCGCCGAAGGCGACAGCGAAGACATGACACTGCGGGGTATTGCAGTCCCCTACGGTGAAAGCGCCGATATTGGCGGCGCGTATTTCGAACGTTTTGAACGCGGCGCAATTAGCAGCGTTGAAGACGTCAAAATTTTTTACGGCCACCAACATGACGACGTGCCAATTGGCAAAGTTGTCGAAGGCCGTGAGACTGACGCAGGTTTTGAGATCACAGCAAAACTAACCCGCGGAATTCAAAAGGCTGAAGAAGTTTATTTGGCCATGAAAGACGGCGTTTTGAACCGTCTTAGTGTCGGCTTCAAGCCCACAGTTTCGGAAAGAGACGGCAACACTATCGTGCGCAAAGCCGTCGAACTCCTTGAAGTTTCAGTAGTGCCGTGGCCAGCTTTTCAGGGCAGCGCTATTACTGAAGTGCGCAGCGACCAAGACAGTCTTGACGCCGCGGAAAACCCTAACCCCACTAACGAAAGTGAATTCATGGAAAACATGGAACTAGACGTTAAGGCCGTGCAGGACGAGGTCGCGGAAATCCGCCGCATTGTCGAAGCGGGTCTTACTGTCAACACCCCAGCGCCAGCAGTTGGCGCAAAATTCCGTTCAATCGGAGACTACGCAAAGGGCATGGTAAAGGGAGACGCTGACGCTGTCGAACTTGCCCGCACTGCTTCAACTTCGGCAGACGCCGCAATTGTTGCGCCATGGTATGGCTATATCAACACCCTGATCAGCAACAACCGCCCTACTCTTTCGGCTTTCCAGCGTGCAGCACTGCCCGCAACTGGTCTCACCGTAGAGTATGCCAAGATTGACACCAACACCCTTGATGTTGACATTCAGGCAACGGAGAACAGCGCGCTGGCCTTCGGTAACTTGACCTTCGAAACCATTTCGACCGACGTCAAGACCTTCGGCGGCTACACTTCTTTCAGCCGTCAATATATCGAAAGAAGTCAGGTAAACACGCTTGACGCCGTATTCGAAGGTCTTGCGATTCAGTATGCAGCTGCAACCAACGCCAAAGTTGTGTCGGTTCTTGCTGCACTTGACTGGACTGGCAAGGTATTTGACGCTGACGGCGGCACTGCTTCTTCGCTTGCCGAAGGTATCGCCAACGGTGCTTCTTACATTTTCCAGAACAGCGGACTGCGCCCAGAGTTCATTCTGGCAGCGCCTGACGCTTACGTGAACATTGTCAAGGTTGCAGCAGGCGACGGTCGCCCAGTGCTGTCCCTGAACAACGACGGCAGCAACACTATCGGTTCGGCCAACATTGCAGGGCTTTCGGGTTCTGTCTTCGGTCTTCCCGTTATCGTTGACCCACAGCTTGCTTCTGGTGTTGTCTACATGGCAAACAGCGCAGCAGTTATTTCCATGGAGTCGGCTGGCAGCCCAATTCGTTTGACCGACGGAGACGTGACCACGCTCACAGACACCGTCAGCCTATACGGTTACATGGCTGTTGCAACCCCACGTGTTGGCGCAATCGTCAAGCTAGACGTCACCGCGTAGTAGGTCTAAAAAATGGTCGCCGTTACGTTGCAGGAATTCAAGGACTACGTAGGAACGAAGGACGCGTCCGACTTTCCAGAACTATGCCTTGACGCTGGTAACGCTCATGTTGGTCGCCTTATTGGTGACAACGACACAGTGCCAGCGGAAATTCACAAGCAGGCTATTCTCATAGCTGCAAGTGAACTATTCCACAGACGCAGCGCGCCAAACGGTATTAGTCAATTTGCAGACGCAACAGGGCAGGCGGTTAGAGTGGGCAAAGACCCGCTTTCAGCCGTCTACCCGTTGCTGCTGCCTTATTTGGGTTTTGGTGTCTAATTGTCAGAGATCACCGCAACTAAGGCAGAGTTTGCCCTAGCGCTAACCAGCGCAGGGCTTGACGTTGTGCCGTATTTTCCAGCACGCGTTACTCCGCCTATTGTGATTATGCAAGCAGGCACGCCCTATTTGACTAACGCCACCGTAGGCCATGAATTCAACTTGATGCTTGAGTTGCAATGCGTTGCAATGACAGCAGACAACGAAATGGCCACGGAAGCGCTTGACCAACTAATTGAAGACGTCGTAAATGCGCTGCCAGAATACGCAGTGCTGAAAAGTGTCGGGCAACCGTTCGCGCTTGACGTCAATAACGCACAATATCTAACGGCAACTGTTCAGACCGAACTAGCCCTAACTCTCTAGAAGGAGAAAAAAACATGGCCGCTTCAACTCGTATTAAAGCAACCAATATCAAATTCAAAATCGGTTCGACTGATTATTCGTGCGACGCTGACAGCATTGAACTAACGCTTTCAGACGCCGCAGGCGGTTCTCAGACGTTCTGCGAAGTCCAGCCATTGCAAGAGTGGAAACTTGCGCTTTCTGGTATCGCTTCAGGTGACAGCGCTTCACTGTATCAGCTGCTTTTCGCCAACTACGGCACTGAAGTGTCTTTCAGCGTAGCCCCACAGGGTAACACGACTGCAACGACTTCCGCGCCTATCTGGGAAGGCACTGTAATCTTCAACAGTCTTCCACCGTTGTCATTGACTTCGGGCGAGATCATGAAGTTTAGCGTTGACCTAACCGTCAAGAACGCAGTTCACACCCCAACCGCCACCCCGCCAATCTTCTTCGGACTGACCAAGAAGACCAGTTAGTAAATGCCACGCCCTGAAGTTATTAGTGGCGTAATCGTTGCCGAAGGCTTGAAGGAACTAAACCAGAATCTTCAAGCCCTAGGCGACGACAAAACAGAACTAAAGGCGGCCAATTACGAAGCGGCCAAGCTGCTCATAAAACGCGCCAAGCCGTTAGTGCCAGTGCGCAGCGGTCGCCTACTTTCGACATTGCGACCAGCAAACAAAGCAGGTTACGCCCTAGCACGCGCTGGACTAGCGAAAGTGCCATACGCTAACGTTATTCACTGGGGCTGGCTTGTTGTTGGTGAACGCCACAAAGGTGTCAGGAAGAAGGGGCGTTATGTCGGTATCGCGCCGCAGCCGTTCTTCAGTGAAGCCTTGGGGTATAGTTATGAACAGATCATAACCGAATATTATGAAGCCTTGGGCAATCTCATGGTGAAACATAATTTGAAATAGGAGAAAAAAACATGGCAATAGATTTTGAAGCAATGACCTTGACGGAAGTCGAAGAAATTGAACTGCTGACTGGTCGTTCAATTGAAACGATTATGACCGACGACGCCCCTAGGGGTCGTGCATTGAAAGCTATTATTTGGGTATTGAAGAAACGTCAAGACCCTTCGTTTACGCTTGAACAGGCTGGCGCACTTTCATTGAAGGAAGCCGCCGCATTGTTTCAAGGAGACGAAACAGACCCAAAAGTTTAGTCAGAAGGGAACAAGCCCGCCGCATGGCTGAATTCTGTTTGGCTACAAAAGTCAGCCCGACAGAATACAAACGTTTGACCATTGAAGAATTCAAGGCTTTCGTTGAAGCTCATGGCAAAGGTATTGGTGCAAACGCATGGCCGCAAATCTAAATTTTCGTTTTCTTGTTGACGACAGTGGACTGAAGAAGGGCGTAAAGAACGCCAAGAACCAGTTAACGGGTTTTGAAAAGGCCACGAAAAAAGCGGGTGACGGTATCAAGACGGCCTTGGGCGGTCTTGGTATTGGTCTAGGGCTTGCAGCTATTGTTAGCGGTCTAAAAGACGCTACCAAGGCAGCAATTGAAGACAATAAAAGCCAAGCGATTTTGGCGCAAACACTGCGGAACGTAACGGGCGCTTCAGATCAGCAAATTGCTAGCGTTGAAAAACGCATAACGGCAATGCAGACGGAACTAGCAATAACCGACGACCAACTGCGACCAGCCTACGCCGCACTTGTCAACGTCCTTGGAGACACCGAAACGTCAATGACGGCATTGTCGCTGGCCGCCGACGTCTCCGCTGGCACTGGTAAAGACTTGCAATCAGTTGCCGCGGCATTGTCGAAAGCATATGCAGGCAATTTCACAGCACTAAAGAAACTTGTTCCCGCAACTACCAACGCGGCTAACCCAATTGCTAAATTGCAAGAACTTTATGCGGGCATGGCGAAAACAGCTGCCAACACAGACCCGTATAAACGTTTGGAAATTATCTTCGGAGAAATTTCGGAACAAATCGGCAATCAAGTGCTGCCATTGTTGCAAGAATTTAGCGCCTATCTTGCCAGCCCAGAAGGGCAAGAAGCACTTTATAACGTCGTCAACTTGATCATTGAAATGGTGAAATGGTTGTCTGAAAGCGTGTCATGGCTAGGTCACAACGCGGACGGTATTAAGGCGCTGGTTACTGGTTGGGCTGCCGTTCTGCTTGCTATAAATGCCGCCAAGATAGCAATGGGAATTTATACCATTGCCACGGGCGCGGCACAAATTGCGACTTCAAACCTAGGCAAAATGATGAAGAAAAGCGGCTGGCTTGCCGTCATTTTATTGGCATCCCAATTCATTCCAACAGACGCCCTAATGGGTGATACTAATTTTGATACAACTGCGCCCACGTCTATCATGCCGTCTAACACTGGCACAT